TTTTGTACAGAGATTTTAACTTATGATGTACCTTTTAAGGCATTTTTAATTGAGTTTGAAGTAAAACTAATTGATAATGAAACTAGTTTAAAACAATATGAACAAATGTTAAAAGACCTTAATTACAAATACGAAGTGTTTTTAAATAGACCTAGAAATAAATGTTTATCAGAGGCAGTTATATTACGGGGTAAATAATGTTAGTAAATTTCTTTTTAAATTCTACACCATTATGGAAGCAAAAACAAATATTAATGGACTTTGCAGATTCAGTTGGTGGTAGGTGTGTAAAAAAACATGACAGATATGAAGAATGTGATGTAGCAGTCGTATTTGGTTCTTGGAAAAAAACACCTACTAAAGAATGGAAGAATGATTTTGTACGACATCATCATGTAAAACAAACAATAATAAAAAATCATAAAGATAAACCGTTAATTGTTTTAGAAACGCCGTTATTAGGTAGAACTATTGCACAAATTCACGGAAACTACAGAGTTGGTTTACAACATTATATGCATGGTTTAGCAGACTTTAAGAATAAAAATAGTAAATCAGATAGATTTGATAACCTTAAATTAAAAGTTAGCCCTTGGAGAAAAAAAGGTGAGCATATATTATTAATGGGTCAAAATATGACAGACGCCTCTTTATTTGGTATTGACTTTCAATTATGGGTTACTAATACGATAAATTATTTGAGAAAACATACTGACAGAGAAATTAGATTTAGAGACCATCCTGAAAATAAAAAATTAATGAAAAATCATATTCAAACTCTTGCATACAAAAATGTATCATATAGTAAAAATGAAGACATAAAGAAAGATTTTAAAAATGCACATTGCACCGTGTCTTATACTAGCGGTTCTAGTATTGATTCTATATTAGCAGGCATACCAGTAATACCTTGTAATGAATATAATTTTTTATGGCCAATATCAAGTCATTCATTATCAGATATTGAAAATCCTAAATGTGGCGAAAGAGAACAACTGTTGTATGACCTAGCTTATGCTCAATGGTCAGTAGAAGAAATTAGACAAGGTAAACCATGGCACCACTTAATATCAAAGTAATAACAACTTACAATAATAAACTATATAAAGAATATGCCTATAGGTTTAAAGAGACCTATAATTGGTCATTTCCTTTAAAAATATATAATGAAGATGAGTGTATGATGAAAGTCTTACCAGAGTTAAAAGAGTTTGTAGAACGAAACAAACATAGACAACCATACTCAGATTATAAAGTAAAAGGAAAAGAGTTTCTTACAGATGGTGTTCGTTTTAGTTATAAAGTTTATGCATATACACATGCTCTTATGAACGAAGATGTTGATGGTCTTATTTGTATTGACGCTGATAGCGTTTTTCATAAGAAAATAGATGAAGAGTGGATTAAAAAACATATACATAGAGATGATTGTATGATGACATATCTAGGTAGAGGTAATCATTATAGTGAGTGTGGGTTTTTATATTTTAATTTAAATCATACAGATACTTTAGCATATGCAAACAGAATGAAATCTTTATATGATACAGATGGCATATATAATTTAAAAGAACAACACGATAGTTTTGTGTGGGATTATGTAAGAAAAGAATTTGAAAACAGAGGTACAAGAAATTTTAATATAGGTGATGGTAAAAATGGCCATGTACAAGCGAGGTCTATATTAGGACCTGTTTATGACCACACCAAAGGTAACAGAAAATTAAAAGGGCGTAGTCCGGAGGCAAGAGTATGATAGATGTTTTTATAGGTTATGATGAGGGCGAAAAGATTGCCTACCATATATTGGCAGAGAGTATTAGAAGAAACTCAAGCGAACCAGTTTCAATTACACCATTGTGTTTGAGTAATATACCAGATTTTACAAGAGAAAAGCAGGAGAATCAATCTACAGATTTTGCATTTAGTAGATTTATGGTGCCATATTTAAGAAGTTATACAGGCTATTCTATTTTTATGGATTGTGATATGATGTTTAGAGGTGACATTGCAGAATTGTGGAAAATGAGAAATTACTTATATACTGTAAAATGTTGTAAACATAATTATGTACCTAAACAAACTGTAAAATTTAGAGGTGCTAAGAATGAAGCTTTTCCTAAAAAGAATTGGTCTAGTTTTATGATGTTTAATAATTCTTTATGTCATAAATTAACATTAGACTATGTTAATAATGCAAGTGGTTTAGACTTACATCAATTTAAATGGTGTGCTAACGAAGACGCAATAGGGGATATACCTTTAGAATGGAACTGGTTAGTAGGAGAATATGAGTATAATCACAATGCTAAAAATGTACATTGGACATTAGGCGGACCTTATTTTGAAGAGTATGCTAGAAGTGATTATGCTGATGAGTGGTTTAGATTATATTACGAAACAACAAGGATAGATTTAAAATGAAATTAGCAGTAATAGGTTGTGGGTATGTTGGAAATACAATTGCAAACGCATTAGAAAATGCTCAGAATGATGTAGTAAGAATAGACCCAAAATACAACGACAATAAACTAGAACATTTTGTTGACAAGATTGATGGTGCTGTTATTTGTTTACCAACACCAACTATAAATGGTGAACAAGATTTAACAGTAATAGATAAAACAGTTATTGCATTGAGAGATGTAAGAACTTTAATAAAATCTACCATTTTACCAAACATGTTAACTGTCTATGAGGAGAATGTAGTTTATTCTCCCGAATTTCTTAGAGAGGCACATGCTGAAAAAGATTTTAAAAACAATGAACACATATTATGGGGTGGTTTAAGAAGTGAAGCAGATTGGTGGATTGAAAGATTTAAATGCCATCACAAAACAAATATTATTTTAAAAAAGAAGGACGCAAGTGTAATTAAATATGTGTACAACTGTTGGTTAGCTACAAAGGTTACTTTCTTCCACGAATTGTATAGTAAATTAGATAAATCATATAACTATCATTCTATTATTAATACATTGGCAGACTTTGAGAACATAGGTCCTAGTCATATGAGAGTAAAAGAATTAGGTTATGATGGTAATTGTTTTCCTAAAGACATGGAGGCATTTACAAACTTTATTGATAGTGAAATATTAAAGAATGTAATTAAAGTTAATAAAAGTTTGGTAGATAGTAGATGATTCATACACATACTTTACCATGGGATAAATGTTTATCACATCAACTTATGCCAGCCATAAAAAAAGGTTGGAAAGATAAAGGAAAAGATGTACACTTTTTTTGGGGATTAGCAGGTAAAAATATATCAACAATCAAACAATGTATAGATTGGGGATTAGAATGGTGGTATGTAGATAACGGTTATATAACTGAACAAATTACAAGATATCCTGAACCAATTATAAACAATTACGATAAAACATATTTTAGAATATGTAAAGGTGGTATTCACACCACATCATTTAAAGAACATGATGATAAAAGATTAAATACAGAATTTAAAGGTTGGCAATCAGGTGAACATATATTAGTTTGTCCTTCATCTCCTACTGTAACATATTATATAAATGATATGACACAAGATGATTGGATAAAAGAAACTACAGATGAAATAAAAAAATGTACAGATAGACCAATAAAATTAAGAAATAAACCAAGACCAAATAATAAATGGTGGAATACAGATATATTAGATGACTTAAAAGACGCTCATTGTTTAGTTACTAACATGTCATTAACGGCTGTTGACGCAACAATCAATGGTGTACCATGTATAACACATAATAGAAATGTAGCTGCTGGTGTTAGTAGTAGAGATATAAGTTACAAGACATTAAATTATCCTTTTAAACCTGATGGTGATAAAATAAATAGATGGATGAGAATGTTATCTTATAACCAATTTACAATAAGGGAGATTGAAGATGGTATTGCCTTCAAGGTTCTTCAAGAACAAATTTAGATGGCTTGGTTTAATACTCGCTGTCACTAGTGTTGCAATTTTATCAAGTGCCAATATATCAACACAATGGGTTGGTTGGTCTTTAAGTGTAGGTGCTTGTATTATGTGGGTATGGTTTGGTTATAAAGATAAAGATTGGCCAAGAATGATTATGGAATTGATGTATATGATGTTAAGTTTAAGGGCGGTATTCAATTGGTTGGGAATGTAATTTATAATTTTGCTTGTGTTTGTTATGGTGACAAGTATCCTGTAGAGTATGTTCAAAAACTCTATAATATGGTTACTAGAAACACCAATCTTTTAATAAACTTCTATGTATTTACCGACCATGTAAAAATGAATAAGATGTTAGAGGGTGGTAGATTATATGTAAAACAATTTCCTGAACATGATTTAGTAGGATGGTGGAATAAACTACAATTATTTCATCCTAACACATATTT